CTGGCCGAAAGTCTAAGCAGCTTTAATCGCAATTTTGGCAAACCATAAAAGGAGGGGTAAATGTCAGATGTATTGTTTCCTGAATTACCAGGACTTGAATGGGACCTTAGCAAGAAACCCATTTTCAATACAAAGATCATGATTTCGGTGAACGGTCGAGAGCTTCGAGCAAGTTACCAGGCCGTTCCAAAGTATGAAATATCTTTGTCATTTGCCTTCTTGCGTGAAAATAAAGGAAAGAATGAACTACAGCAACTTGAAAGTTTCTTCATCGAGCGACGTGGGGCTTTTGATTCCTTTCTTTTTAAAATGCCTGAGGATAATGAATATTCTTGTTCTTATATAGGTGATGGCAGCTCTACAAGCTTTCAACTCTATAAAAATATGCACACCACGCAAATCCCTTTAGCCCATACGAAAGCTGAAACTGTATTTGAAATTGATCCCACTTTCTGGAATCAGAATGATCAAACACCGTTTTGGGGAAATAACAATAATGATCTGTTCTGGGATGACACTTCTGCTCAAGTCAGCAAGTCTGGAATGGTCACGCTCTCAAAACCATTGGAACAGGGCATTAAATTTGAAGTAAAGGGTACGTATTACTACCGCTGCCGATTTGCCGATGATGAACAGCAATACACCAATTTCATGAGCAAATTATGGAAAGCCAACAAGGTCGATATGATCGGTTCATTAGGAAATAAAGTATGAGAGCAGCTTCTCCAAGATTAATTGCATTGCTTGATGCTGATCAGTTTGTGATGGCAGATCTCTATACCATTACAACGGTGCAGGGTGATGTTTTTCGATACACGAATTATGACTTTGACCTGGTGGTTGCGGGTCAGGTTTATAACTCAGATGGCCCAATTATCAGTCGTGATGGAATTAGCCTCTCACTCGGTATTGAAGTCGATAATTTATCGATCAGTATTTATTGTATTGACGATAACAAATGGAATGGCATTAATGTTGTTCAAGCCTTTCATAATGGCCAGTTAGACGGTGCTCGATTTAAGTTAGAGCGCATTTTTATGGACATGAATACACCAACGGACACCAGTGCCGGCACCATCAAACTGTTTGAAGGTCGAATCATTGAGCCTGACTTAGATCGAAATTCAATTCAAGCCAGTGTTGCGTCAGATCTGGACGAATTGAACGTGCAAATGCCAAGAAACCTATATCAGCCAAGCTGTACCAATACGCTATTTGACACGGCATGCGGTCTATTGCGTCTAAATTTCATGGTGCAAACGACGATTGAAACGGGCAGTACTGCAGCTCGAATTTTATGCCAGGTAAATCAGCCTCAAGGGTGGTTTACTCAGGGTGTAATTGAGTTCTTAGACGGTGGCAATGCAGGTTTAAAACGTACGATTCGTATGCATGAATCAGGGGCTTTGTTATTGACTTTGCCATTGTTGGAAGCACCGCAGGCGGGGCAAAGAATCAAAGTTTATCCAGGATGTGATAAGCGTCTTGAAACCTGCCAAAACCGTTTCAATAATTTTGCTCGTTTCCGTGGTGCGCCATTTATACCTGTGCCAGAAACAGCCGTTTAATCAATTTTATATTAATCCATACCCAGCCTAAGTGCTGGGTTTTTTTATGGGGTGAGAAAATGCCTTTACCTACCGCAGCAGAACTGACAGATCCAAATGCAACAAATGCACAGATGAAGCAACGGCTTGGGCAGTTAGCAGATAATGTTGAATCGAGAGAAGGTTCAGAAGAAAAACTTGAACAAGCTAAAAGCTATGCAGCTAATGAAATTAAGCCACTTAAGCAAGTTTATACTGCTGCGTACAATATTCCCGGATATGCTGTTGCATGGATTTCAAAAGATGCTGCAAACCCAGATATATTAAATATTGCAGGTGGGATAAAAGATGACGGCACATTGCATTTTAATGAGCAATTGCTGCAGAAATTAGTTGCCAATATTGCAGTGTTAGATGATTTATCAGTAACGAATCAAATCAATGGACGAACGCTTTCACAAATCACCGAAGTTCTCCCTGGATATGTACGAAACTTTTTTGATAAAAATATGAAAGCTTGTGGGGGGATCAAAGAAGAAGGTGACTTACATTTTTATTCTGCTGAATTTGAATATTTAAATGGCGTAAAAACATTAGATTTTATTAATGGTGCTAATACTTCAGATATTGCCAAATTCATTGCTGAGATAAATTTTATCATCGGTCATGGACAATCGTTATTTCAGGGACAAACGCCGGCAGTAACGACTACACAAAAATATGACACGATTGCATTTAAAGGTCATGCAATTAATCCGACTGAATGGAGTGTGGCTACAGCAACTACAGCTGCAGCAGCTAATCAAGAAATCCCAACTTTAGGTGCTTCTGAATACGTCAAGGATTTAATTCTATCTGAAAATAATATTTCTATGACACAGCAAAGCTATCAATTGTTGCTTGGAAATGGTGCGTATGGTGGTCAAACAATTGCAGCATTGAGCAAAGGAGGTACGACTGGCGGTTATGAAGAATTGATGAGTCAGATTCAGTCAGGCTATACAATTTCTCAATCGATCAATAAAGTTTTTAAAGTGCCTTGCATTATGTGGGTACAAGGTGAAGGCGATTATTGGAAAACACAAACAGAATATTACGACTCATTAATTAAATTGCGTAACGATTTTGATGCAGATGCAAAAGCAATCACTGGACAGAGTGAAAATGTTGTTTTGATTGCAAGCCAAACCACTTCTTGGGGGCAAACTGATTACAGTAGGAATGTACAGCTAGCAATGGTTCAAGCAGCAGAAGATGATCCGAATATTATTATTTCTGCACCTCAGTATATGTATCAGTACCGTGATGACACTTACTTTGCACACATTAGTCCTGCTCAGACTCGAATTTTAGGTGCGTATATGGGTCTAGCTTATAAACGTCATATTATTGATGGTGTTAAATGGCAACCGCTAAAAATGGTCAAAGCTCAATCACAGGGCAATATCATATATGTGACTTTCAATAAATCTGGTCTAGTTATTGATAACACGCTTGTGCCAGCTCAAACAAATGCAGGCTTTAGTCTACGAAAATCTGACAACACAGAAATCGCTATTACATCAGTCACGGTTGTACAGCCAAACGTCATCAAAATTGTTGCAGCATCAAATCCTAAAAATTCAGACTTATGGCTGGGTGGTAAGTTGGCTACGGGAATTAATTTTTATAAGGGTGGTGCGACTAATATTCGCGACAGCCAAGGTGACACATTAACATTTGACTCATACCCGCTTCACAACTGGGCAGTAATTCATAAAGCAAAGGTGGTTTAAAATGACAGAATCAGTATTGATCTCAACAGCGAATTTCACAAAAATAATTGGCCAGCTGAAACGCTTTCCATTCAATCTTTTCGACACATTCAAAGGTGCAATCTATACGCCCTGGGATAAATCAACATTATTTCAAGATGCCGCTATGACACAGCCCGTAACATCTGTAGATCAGAGAGTTTACGTGATTAAGGATATGTCTGGAAATGGCTTTCATTGGATAGCAAACAGTGAAGATGCACGACCAGTATACAAAGAGGTAGACGGCAAGGGCGTTGTTCGTTTCACTGCATCTGTAACTGCTGAAATAGCAAGCCATGGCATGACAATGGCACCTGCAGGATTAGGTATCTTTAGCGGTGTGTCATCTGCAATCGTTATCAATGCGCTTAACTTAAATGGGATTGGTGTAAGCTGGAGATATGCATTTCGTATAAACGTACAGAGTGGAAACACTCAGCTTATGGCAATTGACACTACAAACGGTACTGGAAAAATTGGACTGACGTATAAACGAGTACATGCAGATGCAATACAGTCAAGTTTATATTCTTTTGCAAACAAAAAGGAAGTTTATACATTTGATGCAGATTATATTGCTGGGACGATGAAAACATACAAAGATCAATCTGAGCTTAATAGTCAAAACTTAGCATCGACTGGAGCATTGCCATCTGGAAACAACAACGGTATCTATCTTGGTAACTTTAATTCAACTGGTTACGCAACTATGGATTTTCATGGCGGTATCATGCTTGCTGGTGCAAGTGGGCTAAATGCACATCGTACTGATTTAGAGTCATGGTTAATTAGCAAAATATAAATGATGAAAAACCTTGAAGCCGTTGCCGAAGCCCTAACATGGCTCGGCACACCCTACCATCATCAAGGTCGTGTCAAAGCTGTCGGTGTAGATTGTGCCACTTTGCTTTGTGAAGTTTATGAAGCAGTGGGGTTAATTGATCATTACAATCCGGGTCCATATCCAGCCGACTGGCATCTTCATCAAATGGGCCAGCGTTATCTAGAACATATCCAGCAGTTCTGCGATGAAGTTAGTGAGCCTCAACCGGGTGACATTGTTCTCTATCATTTTGGCAAATGCATCAGTCATGCTGCAATTGTCGTCGAGTGGCCAACGATTATCCACTCATATATTCATCAGGGGGTCATTCTCCAAGATGGAACCAAAGGAAGTTTAGCCCGGCGAATTGCCGGGTTTTATCGTTTAAGAGGGCTATAAAATGGGTGGTGTTTTTGGTGGTGGTACCGTCAGTACATCTGACAAACGTATCAATTCAATGCGTATCCAGCAGTCAGCCTATGGTCTTTGCCAGCCTTTGGTTTACGGTAAAAACCGTGTTGCTGCCAATATGTTTTGGTATGGAGATTTCACAGCCACAGCCCATACAACAACGAAAAAGCAAGGTGGTAAGGGTGGTGGCGTAAAAACCAAAAACACGACTTATACCTACAGCGCTTCATTCATGCTTGGGCTTTGTGAAAATAAAATCAAAGACATTGGGATTATCTGGCGTGATAAAGAACAGATTGTTCCCAAAACAGAAGGCGGTATTCAGCTTAAACCCATTGATCAGCTAGGGTTTGAATTATTTGATGGTGATCATAATCCTGTTTGGGGCTATCTCCCATCAAAGCATCCTGACCAGGCATTGCACTATCCATTTCTCGGTTATGTCGCATGTGCCAACTACGATCTGGGGGGGAGTGCCAGCTTATCGAATCACAATTTTGAAGTGATTAGCGATATTACATTCTCAGAAACGATTCAAGATGCCAATCCTGCAGATGTAATTGAAGACTTCATTACCAATCCGCGATATGGCGCATCACCCAGTCTGCAAATGGCAGATTTGTCTGAATTTCGGACCTACTGTACAGCAACCAATTTGTTGATCAGTCCTGCTTTGACAGAACAGCGTGAAGCATTCGAAATCATCAATGAAATTGTTGAAGCGGTGAATTGTGCCGTGGTACCTAGTCCAGACGGTTTGAAGATCCGATCTTATGGTGACAGTGTCGTCAGTGGAAATGGGGTAACGTTCGTACCTGATCTAGAGCCGGTTTATCACCTTACTGATGACGATTTTCTAGGTGAAGATCAGCCAGTTCGGGTACGCCGAAGTCGTGATACTGATGCCTATAATCATTGCCAGATTGAATATGTAAACCGCTTCAATCAATACAATACTGAAACCGTTGAAGCTAAAGACCAGGCAAATATTGAAATGTTTGGTCTACGTACGCAAGATCCGGTCAAGCATGATTTTTTCTGTGAACCTAAAATTGCCCGCCATGCAGTGCAGTTGCTATTGCAGCGAAAACTTTATGTCCGTAATGAATATGAGTTCGAATTAGGCTGGAAGTACTGTCGTTTAGAGCCGATGGACATTGTGACGATCACAGATGAATCACTAGGCTTAAATCAGTTTCCAGTTCGGATCACCCGGGTTGAAGAAGATGAAGACGGAATGCTCTCGATTACGGCTGAAGAACTGGCTGTTGGATCTCGCTCTGCGGTTGAATATGATCTTCAATCATCTAATGGCTATCAGGGAGGAAATGAAGAGCCTGGAAACGTGAATGCACCGAATATTTTTGAGCCACCATTAGATTTGACTAGCGGTAAAAATCAGATATGGGTAGCTGTATCCGGTGGAATTAATTGGGGCGGCTGTAATGTCTGGGTCAGCCTGGATAATACGACTTATGAAATG